ATGGTGCTCCAATAGATGAGACTACATCAGCAAACACTTCAAAAGAAAAACAAAAATTCGGTAAGAAAGTAGCTTCGGCACAAAATACATTCTTATCTAAACTTTATAAATAAAAAAAACTTATTACAAATGAGAAAACAACAAAACTTTACTCAGCCTAGCGTTACTACAACTTACGCTGGTGAGTTCGCTGGCAAATACATTGCTAGCGCCCTTTTGTCTGCACAAACTCTTGATAACAAGTACATCACAATCATGCCAAACGTGAAATTCAAATCAGTAATCCAAAAGATTGCGGTTGATTCTATCGTTAATGATGCATCTTGTGATTTTACTACATCAGGTACTGTTGCATTGACAGAAAGAATCTTAGAACCTAAAGAATTACAAGTAAACTTACAATTATGTAAGCAAGAGTTTGTAGATTCTTGGGAGGCTTTACAATTAGGATATTCAGCTTTTGATTCTATCCCAGCTAACTTCACTGACTTCTTAGTAAGTTATGTAGGTGGTAAGGTAGCAGAAGCAACTGAAGAATCTATTTGGAGAGGTGTTGCAGCTACTAACGGTCAATTCGGTGGTATCTACAACGCATTAAGTTCATCAGTAGTTGCTGGTGGAACAAACGCTCCTGTAACTTCTTCTGCATCTGGTTCAATCACTTCAGCTAACGTATTAGCTTCATTGAATTCATTAGTTGATGCTATTCCTCAAACTGTTTATGGTAAAGAAGATTTATTAATCTATGTACCAACAAACGTAGCAAAGGCATACCAACAAGCATTAGCTGGTGGAGCACAAGGTGCAAACGGATACAACAACCAAATGAACGTTGGTGAAAAACCAATGAACTTCAATGGTGTTGAGTTAGCATGGTGTCCAGGTTTAGCATCTTCTGCTATGGTGGTAGCCCAACGCAGCAACTTGTTCTTCGGAACTGGTTTGATGAGTGATTACAACCAAGTAAAAGTGTTAGACATGGAAGACTTAGATGGTTCTCAAAACTTTAGAATCATTATGAGATATACAGCTGGTACTCAATACGGTATCGGTTCTGACATCGCTATCCACAAAAACTATTAATATTTGAGTAAGTAATAGGGAGATTAACCATATCTCCCTTTACTCATAATAGTTTCAGAACAAAATTAAAAAAATAAAACTTAATCAACATGGCTTGTAATTTATCAGCAGGACGTAACGAAGTTTGTAAGGAATCGGTAGGTGGAATATCTGGAGTTTATTTTGTAAACTACACATCTTCACTTGCTAATGCAACTAATGGTATCGCAGACGATTTAATAGAATCTCTACCAGCAGGTCTTACAGCTTACTATTATGACCTAAAAGGAACAAGTGCATATACTGAAACTGTAAACTCATCAAGAGAAAATGGTACTACATTCTTCAATCAAGAATTAGTATTAAACTTGAAGAAGTTGACAAATGAGATGACAACTCAATTAAAATTAATGGCTTATGGAAGACCTCAAATCTTTGTACACACTATGAATGGAGATACTCTATTAGTAGGACAAAGAGAGGGAGCAGATGTAACTGCAGGAACTCTACAAACAGGAGCAGCATTAGGTGACCTTTATGGTTATTCTATTACTTTCACTGGTATGGAACAATTCCCTGCATCATTTATCTCAGGTTCAACATTCGGTAACCCATTCGGCTCAGTTACTAATCCGCCTACAATCGTAAACGGAACTAACTAATCAGTATATCGCTTTAAAATATTAAAGGGAGGACTCAGTTCTCCCTTTTTTTATGCTCTTTCACTATATTATTAGCAATGATTGTTAAATGTATAGATAAACACAATATAAAGACAACCTAATGCTAGCTTATTACATTTCAGGAAGCAATAATTACACTTTTAGAATAGAACCAACAGGTTCATCAAATCTTGTACTACAATTGCAAGATATGTTGACACTGCAAAATACATCTGCATCAGTTAGTGCTTCGGGAAGACCTTACACATATGATGCTTACGAAAGTAAATTAAATTGGACAGCATCTTTGGTATCAGCATCAATTGGTGACCAATATAGAGCATATATAACTGATGGAACATCCTCTATTTGGCATGGTTCTATTTCAGTATTTGCATCTCAATCAGTAGATAAGCCTGAACGTATATCACAATTAGGTGTTGAGGAAGCATTCAAAAGCAATTTGACGGACAACGAATACATAATAATGGAATAATATGAAACAAAATACGAATTTTTCGGTTGTAAACCTATCACAGCAAGATATACCTATCGTAATTGAAGATATAAAAACACGTTACCAATGGGTACCTGTTGGTATTATAGGACCTGATGATTACTTCCAAAACATAACCGATAGTTATACAACATCAACAACTAACGCAGCCTGTATAGAAGGAATATCAGATTTAATATTTGGTAAGGGATTGTACTCTAAGAGTGTGCAGTTCCAAACTATATTGGATAAGTTATTACCGCAAGAAGAAATTAAAAGAGGTATCTTTGATTTGAAACTATATGGTAATGCTTCATTTCAAGTTTATTGGAATGATGAGCATACTAAGATTGTTAAGTTCTATCATATCCCAGTTCAAACAATTCGTGCTGAGAAGATATACGATAATCCTAAAATAGAAAACTATTTCTATTGTGTAGATTGGAATGACCAGAAAGCACAAAGAAACAAAAAGAAAATTCCTACATTTGGTACATCAAATGAAAAGATGGAATTACTTTATATTAAAAATTACTCACCAGGTAAATACTACTACTCACTTCCTGATTGGATGAGTGCATTACAATTTGCTTATGTAGAAGCTGAATTATCAAACTTACATCTTAATAACATTGAGAATGGATTTATGCCATTAGTAATGATTAATATGAACAATGGTATTCCAGCACCTGAAGAAAGACAAACAATAGAATCACTAATTGAATCTAAGTTTACAGGCACTAGAAACGCTGGTAGATTTATGATTTCATTTAACGATGATGCTGAAAGAAGACCTACCTTAGAAACAATCAACATAGATAATTTGCATGACAAATACAAATATGTTGCTGAATACGCACAAGATAGAATCTTAGTTGGGCATAGAGTAACATCTCCATTACTATTTGGTATTCGTACACAAGCTAATGGTTTCAGTTCTCAATCAGAGGAAATGAAAACAGCTTACTCTATTTTACAAACGATGACAATTAATCCGTTTCAAAACCTAATCATAAATTTCTTAACAACTGCACTTAGTGAAGGTGGATACGAAGATACTGAATTATACTTTGAGCAATTAACTCCATTAGCAATCTTATCTGAAACTGCAAAAGAAACAGGACAAACAACTGAGCAAGTGCAAGATGATATTAATGAAGAAGGTGAAAACCCAGCAGCAATAGAAGATGAAGGAGCAGTTGATGAAACAATAAATGATGAAAGAATTATAATGGGCACTCCACAATTTGTTAAAACATACTCAAACTAAAAACTAAATACAATGGCATACGCTTTATATGTAAGTAGAAACGATATTATTAAGAACTCACCATTACAGGGTTCAATTGATGCTGATAGATTATTACCTTTTGTAAGAACAGCACAAGACAAATACATGCTTAATTTATTAGGTACTGTGTTATTTTATTTCTTACAAGGACACATTGAAAACAATACTGTGGGTACATTAAACCCTTATTATCAGGATTTAATTAATGACCATATCAAACCTACGTTAATATGGTACGCCTGTGTTGAATACATCCCCTTTAGTGGTATCCAATTCAAATCTGAAGGTGCAGTTAAGCATCAATCAGAAGTATCGGTATCACCGGGTAAGAATGAGATTGATTACCTATTGCAGAAAGCATTGAATTCAGCAGATTTCTACGCAACTCGTTTACAAAACTATTTGATAGCTTACTCTAACCAAATACCACAATATCTTGAGAGTGTTGGTAACCTTACACAAGTTTATCCTGATTTCACTAATCAATACTTTGGCGGTATCCAATTATAAATTATATGGGAAATGTAGTTCAAAATACTGGTATAAACTATTCGTTATATTATAACGTCTTAGATTACTTTAAAATCATAATGGAAAACCATCCATCTATTGAGGTTGTAACGCAAGGTGATATTTTTGAGATAGATACTGATGAGTTCCCAGCATATCCAATTGGTAATATATTAGTTAGTAATGCAAGATTTGAAGATTCACAAACAATCTATACTTGTCAACTTACAGTTGCTGATAAAGTTAAATTAAAAAATAACGAATCAACAGGACCTTTTAATAAACAAATTGTTCCATTCTTTGGTAAAGATGATGCAGTTGATATTCATGCAAATACATTAGCTATTCTTAACGATTTACTTTCATACACACAATACGCTGTGAATAACTTTGATTTAGATGGTGGGATTGATTGTGAAGCATTTGTTGATAGATTTGATAATGGATTAGCTGGATGGGTAGCTACATTTGATTTAACTACTCACAATGCTAGACCGAGATGTATGTATGATTTATATCCATTCTAATGAAAGAATTCAGACAAGTTGCCGAATCGTTTAGAACATTAGCTAAAACTTATATGATTAACAGGTCTAGACCTGCGTATAAGACCGGTAATTTATTTAATACAGTTGGTTCATTTAACACAACTGATAAGATGCTTAAGTCTACTTCTACTAAAAAGGGTAGTAAGATTAAGATAGAAACACCAAAAGTATTTATTACTTTAGATTATGCTCCTCCTGGTGCAGAATATGGTAAGTTTGTTCAAGATGGTACTGTCTATATGAAGAAAAGACCATTTGCCGAAGAAGCTGCTAATGACCCATTATTAAAGAGACAGATAGATAACGCAGTTAATGGTATAATACAAACTACTATTATGAATGCAGTTGATATAGGATTAAAAAGAGCATTAAGAGGGTTACCAACCTAACCATCCAATACAAAACCAATTTTGTTGGTTAAAAGATAAAAGATTACTATGGCTTTGAATATAACTCAATATCCAGCAACAGCATCTTTAGCACAATCGCCAATGGCGTTTACTGTGTTTGAAAATACTGCAGTTGTATATAGTTCATCATTTCAGTATTACGCTGATTTGTATTATTGGACTGGTTCAGCTAATGCAAAACCTGCAGTACCTGAATATGTACTTACGAAATATCCAAACGATTCCCTACGTGGAATATTTGATGTTAGTAGAATAATGAATTCTACACTTACTGATTTGGCATTTGCAAATACTTCAAATGTTAAATACTATTCAGTAGATTTCTATTGGCAATATCAAGATGGAACAAACTTTATTACAGGTTCACATGTATCAAGTTCAGCATACAAAGCATTAGATGGATACGCTATATTTCAAGAACCAATCAATCAACAAATTGTATCTAAATCAGTTCATTGGCCTATAATGAGTGATGGACCTGTTTCTCAATCTTTCTTAGATGAAACTAACGGGTGGATGACAGTTTATACTGGCGATGTTGGAACATCACAACCAACTCGAATGGTTTATTCAGGTTCGTTAGGTAATGCTTCAATTAACGTAAGTAGCTCAATATCATCTTCACAACAAACACAATATTTTCCTATTGGACCTTTATGTAGTGATTTTCCATTAAACATATTAACGGACACATTTAGTGTACAGGCTTATTCTGGTTCAACTGCATTGGGTTCTTCTATTAATTTTACAGATGTTTGTTTACAAAAATATCCTAATGTAAGAATCAAATGGAAAAATAGATATGGACAATTTGATTACTTTAACTTTTATTTAGTTAATAGACAATCATTCCAATCTACTAAAAGAACATATCAACCACAATTAGGAACGTGGCAAGGTACTGGTTTATCTTATCAAAATTATGATAGCTCTAACTTAAATTATCTTTCAGATAGTAAGCAAACACTAAGTGTTAATTCTGACTATATGGATGATGATTACAATAATATATTAAAACAATTGTTAGTAGCAGATGAAATCTATTGGGTATATGAACAAACATCAACAACTGAAACAGTAAGACCTATTACAATTAGAACTGATTCGGTTACATTCAAAACAGGTGTAAACGATAAGTTAGTACAATACGCATTTGATTTTGATTGGGGACAATCTTATAAATTAATTATATAATGGGAGTAGTTACAACGCAAGGTTTTATTTTCAAACTAGTGGCAAATGGTGAAATCTTAGACCTTTTTGCTGATGAAGAAATAAAGTTATCGGATAACGTTACAGGTCTTTTTGACTTGGGTGTTATTCCCGCTGATTTTACTCGTCAGATTTCTTTGCCTGGTACAAAAAAGAATAACGCATTCTTTGAACACGTATATGATATTAGTATTTTCAATCCTGATACATTTGCTACAAATATTAAAGTACCTTGTTACTTAGATTTTGATGGTATCTATATTTCGCAAGGATACCTACAATTAAATAAAGTAAATGTAATAGCTAATAAGTTTATTGATTCATACGAAGTAAGTATCTTTGGAGCAATATCTTCTTTTGCTAAAACAATCACAAATACATACCTTACTCAATTAACTACATTAGACAAATACAACCACACAGCATCTTTTGAAAACATTTCAGCAAGTTGGAGTGGTAATTTATTTAATGGTGATGTAGTTTATCCTTTAGCTGATTATGGTAGTGGATACAAATACACATCAGGCCAATATGAATTGTTTGGTATGGATGATATAAATGGTTCATTAACAGTACAAAACTTTAAGCCTGCAATCCGTATGAAAAAAGTATGGGATGCAATATTTGAATATGCTGGATACACTTATACAAGTTCATTCTTTAATGAGCCATTCTTAGATGATGTTTATTTATTAGGTAATAACTCATTAAAATATCCTGAATTTTCAGGTGTTGATTTAGAAGGATATGGTAAAATAAAAGTAGGTGCAATATCTGGAAGTGGGATGACCGATGTGGTTTTGACAGCAAATACATTTGTTACACTACCTTGGTTTAACGCATTATCAGACCCTCAGGGATTTTATAACAATGGTGCATACGAAGTTAAAGAAAGAACTAACCTATCAGGTATATTAAATGTAAATCTAAATGTAAGTTGTTCGGCAAATAATATGCCAGGTACTTTATCTGCAAATGGAACATGGCAGATACAAATGATAGAAACAGGCAGTTCTACACCTTATTCACTTCGTGCAATACAATCTTATATATTTTTCTTTGACCAATTACAACAAAGTAGAAGTGGTGGAATTAATACAACATATCAATTACAAACTGAATTTTTAATGGATGATATACCTCCTGGTAATTATTATTTTCAATTAAAACAAAGACCTAATGTTACAACAGGTGCTTTACCAAAGGTAACATTAGACCCTTTAGGAACAACTAAATCTTATTTACAAATAACGGAAGTAAAACAGGCAGCTGATGGTAGGATTATGGATATGATGACTAATATGCCATTTGGTACTACTGGTATTAAGTTAATTGATTTTATTAAAGGAATTCAAAAGAAATTTAACTTAGTAATATATCCATCTAAAACTCAAAGAAATGAATTTATAGTTGAAACATTTAACACATGGTATCAACAAGGTGAGATAAAAGATTTCAACAAATACATAAACTTAGATGAGAAGATAGAAGTAATTCCAGCTAATAATTTAGCTGTAAATGAACTTAACTTTGGTGATTCATTAGACCAAGACTATATTTCTCAACAATTTAGTAAAGCAGCAAATAGAGAGTATGGTAAAACATATTATGTAGATACTCAAAACTTTTTCTCACAAGGTAAGTTTGAAGTTAAAACAACTTTAGCATCATCTCCTTTATTACAAATATCTGGAACTGGTTTATCAGGTTCGGTACAGGGATTAAATCCACCTATAAATGCATTTTATGTTGGTAATGCTAGATTATCAACTGCAGCTCCTCCTAGTACATGTGGAATATATCAAAACTATGATGTATATACTGTATCAGGTCAGATTCTTCAAGGAGAAACATTGTACTATGACAGATATGGAGCAGATATTGTTACTAATTATAATTTCGTTGTTGACCCTTCATCTTTAGAAATTTACCCAATTACTGCTGGAGTAATAGGATATGGAACTGGATTTTTCTGTTAAAATAAAATTATATGTCACAATCAATACCTATATACATACCAACTTACATTTCAGACGCAACATACAATCCGTCTAGAGTGCTACCAAGATTATTATTTTATAATGGAATGCTTGGATGCCAACCTTGGTATTTTGATAGCGGTTCATCCGCATCACCCGCGGCAACAGCAAAAGAACAATTTGCATTTCCTTATTTTGATAACTACAATGTAGTATCAGGTTCATTTCCTACAACTGATTCTAAATCATTATTGTTTTTTAATGAAGCAGCTGTATATGGTGAAGTTCCAACCAATTCGTTATATAATGATTATTGGGAAACTTATGTTGAGTTACTCTATAATCCACGCACTAGATTGTTGAACGCTTCAGCAATCATTCCCTTAGCAGATTATTTTAAGATGGAATTAAATGATGTAGTACAATTTAGAGGTAACTACTATCATCTTCGTGCGATTAATGATTATAATTTGAAGAATGGACAATGTGCAATACAATTGCTTGGACCTATATTACCGGATGCTTTACCATTTGTTGAACCTGTTGCCCCAACAACAACAACCACAAGTACAACTTCTACTACAAGTACAACTACCACAACCAGTACTTCTACAACTTCTACTACAACTTCAACAACTACTACAACAGCTGGTAATGCTACTTTAGCATGGAGTTATAGTGAAACAGGTGGAGCAAATGGAACTATGGATTTATATGTAAATGGTTTTGCTGTTGAAAGCAGAAGTAGTACAGCAAGTGGGACTAGAACTGTATATGTTGGTGATACAATTTATGTAGAACTACAAATAGTAACTGCATGTGGCTCACCTGATACATACGCAAATGTTTATACAACTGGAAATATAATAACTGATGCAAATTGTGCTAATAATGCAGGTGTATCATTAACCACAGGAACATATACAGTAGTAAGTGGTGATATAGGTAGTACACTGACTTTGAATACATTTGCATCTTGTGATGGAGGATGTTTATAAAAATAAAATGTTATGCAACAAACACGATTTATATGTGCTCAACCGGCCAACGATTATTATAGATGGCAGATTGAGGTACTAATTAATAACTTCATAAAGCATGGAGTAAACCCAAATCAGATTGATATATTGGGTGCAATAAACAATGGGCATGTACCTGATGATTGGAAGAAACTTCAATCTCATTACAATACCGTTCGTTTCTTTTTTTATGAGGATACTAGAGAAGATTACTCTTATATCCCATCAATCTATTTTAACTTAATGAAACAACATCTTAAAGCATATCCTGCTTTGAAAGATGAATGGTTATTTTTGCATGATAGTGATATTGTATTTACTCGTCCTCCTGAATTAGATTGGGTTAGAAATAATAACACATGGTATATGAGTGATACTAACTCTTACATCAACTATGATTACATACAACAAAAAGGCAACCACATATATGAAGATATGTGTAATATAATTGGTATAGATAAATTAATTCCTAAGTTAATGAATAACCATTCAGGTGGTGCTCAGTATTTAATTAAGGGAGAGGGATTTGAGTTTTGGGATAAGGTAGAAAAGGATGCAATTAAAATGTATTCTTATTTTAATTCAGTAGAACATTTACACATTCCAAAAGCTGATTGGGATTATGCAATACAAAAATGGACAGCAGGTATGTGGAGTTTGTTATGGAATGCATGGTTATCAGGACATCCTACACAAGTTGATGATAGAATGGCATTTGGATGGAGTACTGATAATGAAAAATCAATTGAAAAATATTGGATATTACATAACGCTGGAGTAATGGATGCTAATAGTGGAATGTTTCACAAAGCATCTTACATTAATAGATTACCTTATGGTGATGAATTAATATTAGATGAGCATAGAGCAAGTATCTACTATTGGGAGCAAGTAAAAGAAACAGCTAAAAAAACAATATTGTTATGAGTGTAAAAGAAAAGTTTACAGAGATTTACGAAAAGAATCTATGGTGTTCACCTGAAAGTGTAAGTGGTGGTGGGAGTGAAATGCAAAATACAAAAGTGATTCGTAGAGAATTACCTATATTAATACAAAAGTTTGGTATCACATCTATTTTAGATATCCCTTGCGGAGATTGGAATTGGATGAAAGATGTAGATTTATGTGGAGCTTCTTATATAGGAGCAGATATAGTAGAACCATTAATAGGATTAAACAAAGCAAATTATACAAATATTGATTTTAGAGTGTTAGATTTAATCAATGATACACTACCAAAAGTAGACCTTATATTCACAAGAGATTGTTTAGGACACCTAAGTAATGATAATGTATCAAAGGCTATAAGAAACTGTCAGGAGAGTGGTGCAAAATACCTCCTGGCTACATCCTTTACTAAGTGGGATATGAACCCTGATATAGAAGATGGTGGTTGGAAATGTATAAATCTAATGATACCTCCTTTTCAGTTAAATCCAATTTATTTAATAAACGAAGATTGCCAGGAAGGATACCCTCATTATAACGATAAGTGTATGATTTTGTTCCAATTGAACCCTTAATCACAAAACCAAACAAAACTGTTAAATGGATATGATAAAGACTGTAATTGATTTATTGAACTTAGGAGAATTTTATGGAGAGAACGAAGATATTGATATTGCCAAAGGTAAATACAAATATCCTCAATCTATAAATGAAGCAAAATTGTTATTAAAAAGAATCTGGAAAAGTAAAAAATAATGGCTGATAATACAACCACATACACCGCAATCATTGATACCCAAGTAAAGGGTGCGGAAGAAATAGGAGACTTGGGCGAAAAGGCCGAAGAAACAGCCGGTTCGTTTGTCAAACTACAATTGCAGATTCGTAAAACTCAAAAGGATTTACAGGAAGCAGCAGCTGCTGGCGATAAAGTAAAGTTCAATAAGTTAAGAGCACAATTGGATGATTTGGAAGAAGGATTAGAAAAGGTTCAATTTCAAGCAAAACAATTTGATGACCAATTAGCATCTTTACCTGGACCTGCAGGCGCAGCCGGTAATGCAATGAAAGCATTAGATGGAGCATTCAAAGTTCTTATAGCAAACCCAATCATTGCAGTTATTGCTGCTGTGGCTGGTGGTTTGTTGTTAATGAAGAAAGCATTAGGTTCAACTGCTGAAGGCCAACAAACTCTTAATAGATTATCACAAGCATTTAGTGGCATATTAGGACCTATTCTTGCAATTGTTGAGAAAGTGGCAGTTCCCCTATTTAATGGATTTGCATTCGTATTAGAAAAAGTTGCATTGGGTTTCCAAAAGTTTGCTAAGTTCTTAGGTATTTCAGAATCTAAAATTAAAGAAGCAACTTTATCAGTAGATGAGGTTCAACAAAAAGCTAACGAAGCTGAGACGAAAAGACAAGAGGAACTAACTAAGAAGCAAGAAGAACAACAAAAGAAACGTTTAGAAAATGCTCAAAAGGCCGCTGAAAAACGTAAGAAGCAAGAAGAAGAAGCTGCAAAGAATTTAGAAGCAGCAAACAAAGTACAAACTGAAGCATACGTTGCAACTCTAACTCAAAGAGACCAAGAGATATACAATGCTGGATTAAAACAAAACGAAAGATTATTAGCATTAGAAAAAGCTGGTATTAAAGATAAATCCGCAGTATTAGAACAAGGTAGAATAGAAGTAGCAGCAATCAATAAGAAATACGATGATGAGGAAGCTAAGAAGCTAGAAGAAGCTAAGAAAGAAAAAGCAGAGAAGGATAAAGCAGATGCTGAAAAAGAAAAGGAAAAAGTAAATAAGAAAAGAGAAGATGATTTATTAGGGGTAGATACTCAATTAGAGTTTGATGCTATGACCTATGACCAAAGGAGAGCATTAATAAATGAGAAAGAACAAATCCTTTTAAGTGAAAAAGATTTAACTGAAAATCAAAGAACAGCAATTGCTAAAGGAGCTGCAGATGCAAGGAAGCAAATTGATATGGCTGAGTTGGATGCTAAAGCTGAATTACAAAATGCTCAATTAGATTTAGTTGGACAGTTCGGTTCATTCTTACAACAAATAGCTGGAAAGAATAAAAAATTAGCAATCGCTGGTATCGTAGTAGAACAGGCAGCAGCAATTGGAAAGATTGTAGCAAATACTGCAGTAGCTAACGCTAAATCAGTAGCAGCATTTCCATTGACTGCAGGACAACCTTGGGTTACTATTAATACAATATCAGCAGCATTGGGTATAGCATCTACAATAGCAGGAGCAGCTAAATCAATATCACAAATTAATAGTAGTGATAATGCAACATCTGCAACTAGTAGTGGAGCATCTTTACCACCAGCACCAACTGCACCAACGGTAGCAGGTACGCCAGCACCACAAATAGGTGGAACACAAGCGGCATCACCTGGCGCACAAATCGCAGGTACATTAGCAGCAACAACTGGTAAGCCTACAAAGGCTTATGTTGTCGCCGGGGACGTCTCCAGCCAGCAGGCCTTGGATAGAAGAACATCAAACGCAGCAACATTCGGTGGATACTAATATATAAATATATATCAATAAAAACTGACATTAAATTGTTAAAACATTATGATAAACGAAGATTTAGTTTACGAACTTATAATTGAAGGAGAAGAAGATGAGGTTTATGCAATCTCAATGGTATCTGAGCCGGCTATTGAAGCGGGTTGGGTAGCGTTTGATAAAGAGCAAATTCAATTTCAAGCAGTAGATAACGATAAAAGATTGGTCTTAGGACCTATATTGGTGCCAGATAAAAGAATACTTCGCATAGATGGTGAAGGTAAACCATATCACGTATTCTTATCTGCACCTACTATTAAGAAATTAAGTGAGAAATACTTACAAAACAAATATACTGATAAGGTAACTGTTGAACATAAAAAATCAATTTCAGATGTATCATTAGTTGAGAGTTGGATAGTAGAGAGTAGAACAAAAGATAAATCAGCAGTATATGGATTATCATTAGCGCCAGGAACTTGGGCTGGTACAATGAAAGTGAACAACGAAAAGTTGTGGCAAGATTTTGTAAAAACAGGAAAATTAACAGGGTTCTCGATTGAAGGTTTATTTTCCCATCAGTTAGTAGAAGCATCTAAAGAGAATTATTTACTAAAAGATATTAATGAATTAAATGAAGTTGAAGCTGAATTAGTATTAAGTAAGATTAAAGCAATGTTTGAATCATACGCTGATTATGGTGATGAGATTAAGAATAATGCTAAAAGAGGTATAGAGTTAAACGAAAAGAATGGTAACAAATGTGCTACTCAAACAGGTAAAGTTCGTGCACAACAATTAGCAGATGGTGAATCTATATCAGTTGAAACAATTAAAAGAATGTATTCTTTTTTGAGTAGAGCTGAAACTTACTATGATGAAACGGATATGAATGCATGCGGAACGATTTCGTTTTTGCTCTGGGGTGGAAAATCAGCATTGAGTTGGAGTAGAAATAAATTAAAAGAGTTAGGTATATTAGAAGAAGCTGAACAACCATCGGTAACATCAAGTTATCCTGGTGAAGCAGCTGAAGATAAAAAGAAATTAAAAGCTGGAGATATTCCTCCAATCTTACAGGACTTTGCAACATGTCCTGAATCAACGCAAGATATCAAACTAAACATAGCTAATAGACAAAAAGCAATAGATGAAGCAAACTACGGGCCACTTAACCCAAACGAACCAAACGAAGACTATTGGAAAGCAAAAGCAGACCAATTCAAAGGAAACGTTGAAGAAGCAAAAAAAGCACTTTGCGGTAACTGTGTATTCTTTTACCGAACTCCAGAAATACTTAAATGTATCGCAGAAGGATTAGGACAAGAAGTAGACCCATACGAAGCAATTAATGCTGGTGAGATTGGTTATTGTGAAGCATTTGATTTTAAATGTGCAGCAAGTAGAACTTGCGCAGCATGGGTAGTAGGTGGACCTATAACTGAATAAGAATGATAGAGAATAACGTACATAATAAGATATTACAATTCGCTGTACCTGAAATTACATTCACACAGTTTTACGATTTCCTAATGGATAGTAATGCTAGTAAACCTATTTGGGTTAAGTGGAATAAAGTTGATGGAGGGCAAACAACTCGTTCAGTATATTGGGGACCATTTTTAAATGGTATCGATAGAGGTGCTATCTATGATTATGAGGCTTATGATTATATGGTTGTAAAATCAGAAGATAACAATAATGAGTGGAGAACAATCAACTTAGGATTTGTTACTGAATGCCGTTGGGAAGGTAAACGTTATAGAGTTAGATAGTACACAAACCAGCTTTGTTTAGTTCTTTCCTTACTACATATTCATCAACATTAAACTTTTTAGCAAATGTAGTTGGACCTGATAGCCAATCATGTTCTTTATAGTTTTCAATACAATAATCAATTTCTTCTTGAGTTAAATCTTTTTTATCTATATATGGCAGTTGAGTTATATATTTTAACCAATGTTTTTTGAATTTAATATAGTGTGCCTGAAATCTATTGAATATTACAGTAATGTAATGTCTTTCTATTTTTAACCCATTTATGTTGGTTAAATTATTCATTATAATTCTACGATTGATATCCTCTATACCATCAATCTCTCTAATCATTCTTATTATTTCATTCAGTATAGGTAATCCTTTTCTGGCTTTATTTTTAGTTAATTCTAATTTATTAGTTTCTAAGTAATCACAAAATGCGTTTAATAAACCTTCGGTTGTTTCTTTATTATCTCTATCTTCATTAACTGTATCTTTGATATCCCAACCCTCATTCACATAATCTAATGTGACATGCTTATTTAATTTACTATATGCTTTCATATTAGCTCCTATATAAAAGTTCCTAGCAGTTACTGTCATATATGAAAATGCTTTTCCTTTACCCTCTTTAATGAAGTGTAACTTATCAGCTAGGAATGCGGTACAATCCATTTGAAAATCTAATGGTTCTATTTGTACATAGACTGGTTTAATCTTATTGTAAAATACTTCTGCTATCTTATGTAGAGCAGGATAGATTAATCTGAATAAGATTTCCTTTTCATTATGCGATGTAGATGTGTTGTATTTTAATATAGCTGCTTCCACCTCATCATTGAAGTAATTGGAAATGCTGTCAGCAGATTTCTTTCTTGGCATTATAACTTTGTTTATAGTATAACAAATTGATTTTTGTTTGTTATAATGTAAAGATACTAAAAATATATCATAAAACCAAATAATATGCCAGTAGACAAACCAAAAAAAGGAGAAACGCAAGAAGAATATCTAGCTTATTGCATACCAGCAGAAATTAATGCTGGGTATGAGCAAGAACAAGCATCAGCTATATGCTATGAAACATATCGTAAAGAAACTGGAATGAGTGGAGTAAATCTAATATCATCTAAATTAAGAGAGATTCAATACAAAGGAATCAAACTTGCCGAAGGTGATGGATTAGAAGATGCATGTTGGGAAGGATATGAAGCCATCGGCACTAAAGTATTAGACGGGAGAATCGTACCTAATTGTGTACCAATAAAAGAATAAATAGGGTGGACTTTATCTAATGCCATTTATATTTTCCATCACCCTATAAACCCCCTATTTTGGGGGTTTTTTTATGTCATTGATTATCAATGAGTTATGTAAAAGATTGATTATCAACGAGTTATGAAATGTGAATAACTTGTGGAAAAACTTTTTTATTGACTATCAATGACTTACGTTTTTGGGGGTAAAATTAACCCTTAAACCGTTTGGTATTCTCACAAGCATTTCGTATGTTTGTATAGTAAGGGTTGGGGGTATTCCTCAACTCACACTTAAACCAAGTCCCTAACGGGCAATACAAATGGCAAAAATCACACGCAAGGAATTCCTTAAACTCATCTTAGAAAACCCGTTTTTATTATTCACAAACCTTAAAAAATAAGATTATGTATAGAGAAAATGATTCAGATGTAATCAATGCACGTAAAGCATTGGAAAAGATTTGTGAAAATAATACTAAATTTACCTTTGAACAGAATGATGATGAGCATGATGGTGAACGTTATATAATGCAGGTAACAAATGTTAGAAAACATATGGGTGATCCTGGTTCCATTTTCTATTACTGTTCAAATGGTATGGAAATGGGTGTTTTTATTTCTGATAAAGTTAATAAATTATCAATATCATCAGAATTAAAAGATAAGCACGATTGGTTTTGGTATTACAAAGAATATCAAAGATTGCACAAATTATTAGAAAACACATTATTAGAAACAAAAAATAAAACAAAATAAAGTTATGAAATTAGAAACAAAAATTCAGTTAGAAGCATTAAAAGTAAGAATAGCTATCCATAGTGATATGATACAGCATGATAGATGGAAAGATACAGATAGTCCACACATGCACGAAATATATGTAGAGCAACTTAATGAGTACAAAGAACAATACTTAGAAACCCTAAGAGAAGTTTTAGTACCAAACAAAACGTATGTAATGGATTTAGAAAATGGTATTTTACCTTATGATGAGAAAAATAACATAGTTCCATTCCTATATGATAATATGGTATATGGAAGATATCAAGCGGCGCATGATGATTATCTTTATGATATCAATACACCATTTGCTGAGCACGTATATTGCGAAAGTGGTTATACAATGGATGATAATAAATCAGAAATTATAGAATGTTTGTATGTATCAAAATGGACATTTATGGTAGATGATAAAGGAAATACTATTATCAATGGTAGACCCTTTGATATTCACCAATATTTGGTTTCTTATTTAGATACAGATAAGATTAATGTAAAAGTAGCAAAGAATATATTTGAAACCGATATGATTGCTAACATCGTTTTATGTTCAATATAAATTTGGTAATATGGATTATTCTTCGTATATTTGTATTGTGGTTTTTTAGTTCTATTATTCGAATTGTTACATTCACAAAGGGAAGGTCTAAAAAACTTTCCCTTTTTTTAACGTTTGGGATTTTAACAGGCTATTTATTATAGTATAAACTACTAAGAGTTGTAGATTACTCTGAGCATACTTAATCTACCGAGAACTAACATCCAATTAGTATAATGAGGCAATAAACACCGGCAGGTAAAACTAACTCACTCTGATAAGGAACTTACTCGTAAAAATTAAGGTAAGAAGGTGTGTTGTTGTTTGTTGTTAGCACTTTCTAAGATATGGTATATAATACACAATGTATGTATTATGAAGAAATTGAAAAAATTTCCTAATAGATATGTTGTGTCTAAACGATAACAATATGAATTTAAAACAAAAAAACAAATTAAGAAAAGAAGCATTACAAAAAAAGAAATTAGAGCAATCTAAAAAAGTTGATGAGTTAGCAAAAAGTTGGAATCCATTACCTGTTAGAGGTCAAACGCTTCCAAGATTAAATTCAACTATTGAAAAGAATTCTAATTTTATTAATTGTAAACAAGCTTATATGAATGTTGGAAAGTATAAAGGAATTGATATAACTTCAGTACCGATTTGGTATCTAAAGTGGGTTGTTAATAATATACAATTAAACGAGTCAGAATTAAAATTAATAAGAAAGACTATAAATAATAAATAATTTGGTAGTTTGGACTAAATTTAGTATCTTTACAATAACATATAAATAAAAAACAAAATTATGGCAACAAGAAAGGTTTACAAAGACAATGAATCAGAATTAGAAATCGTATCAAAAACAGATGGTACTTTTATTTTTTCAATTAATCCAATTGATTACATTAGAGACACTAGTTACTTTGAGTTAGAACTTACTAGAGAAGATGTAATTGAAATGATTAATGACCTTCAGTATTATCTTGATTCCCAAAATAAAAAATAATATGATAAAAGTAGAAAAAGAAAGAGATAGAGTATTCATTACTGTTACTTCTCAGCTAGATAGGGAAGATGTAAAGCAATTAGTAGATGATTTAAATGTATGGTTACAATTTGATTATGAAGATGACAAATTAAATTGGGAGGAATCCAATTGGCCCGATGAATTGAAGGAGCAGGAATACAATAATGTATCTGATAGAATTCTTTCAGATATAGAGATAAAGGATGCTTTTGATAAGATGTTTAATGATATCAATTAAATTTCGTATCTTTACAAAACAATAAACAATATAATATGGCAAACGAATTCTATGTAAAGAAAGATGGAGATAAAATAATATTAACCATCGTCAGTAAATCTGAAACAAGTATTGAATTAGATATAGAAGATGCGGCAGACTTAGCATTAGATATCCAAGAACACATTGATAATTGGTTATACAATGACAAAGCTAAGAAAGAAGCTAAAGTTCAGAATGATTCAAAGAATAAATTAGGAATTGATATGAATAAATGGATTGATAATCATTTTGGAAGCAAATATGATTTAGACCCAATTGAAAGAGAAGTTAAAGAAAGAGAGATAGAAAAACTATTTGGGCAGGTATATAAAGTAGATTTAATTAATAATACAGTAACTAAAAAGAAATAATATGAATATAGACGAAATACTAAAGAAACCTTTTGATAAATTAACTAAAGAAGAAATTGAATGGGTTTTTGCAAACCTAGACTGGGGGAAACTATTTGAATCTTATGTTAAGCAGGAAGAAGAATCACAAAGATTATCAGAAAATAATTAATTTAAATGGTAGATTATAATATTTATAGAGAGTTAGGGGTTTTTATATGGAACTGCCATTTTATATTTGTTCCTCTAACATACTCTATATTTTGAGAGGCTGGCGTCATTTCCAGTCTCTCTTTTTTATGCTCACTTTTCTAAACTACTAATATTTATAAACACAAAACAATATACAATGGCAAAAATTCAAATTAAAGATTTAAAAGGATTTCCTGACTACTATGCAGGTAGTGATGGATTAATCTACACAACAAAGATATCTTACAGATACAATCCTAAAGGTGAAATAAGAGTATTAAGACCACGTACTCACCCATCAGGTTATTTATACTATGGATTATTCGTAGGTATTGGACCTAAGAAACAAAGATTATGGAGAAGAGGTCATCGTTTGATAGCAGAAACATTCTTAGGTAAGATTCCTAAAGGATTAGAAGTTAATCACAAAGATGGTGACAAACATAATAATAAGCCTGATAACTTAGAGTATATGACTCGTTCAGAAAATCTTATTCATTATCATCAAATAACTAAACCAAATAGAAATGTGCATAATTAAATTGGGAAACATAGTAGATGGATTAATAAACGTAATCACATTAGGATGGGGTAAAGATTTAGCAGGATGGATAGCTAAACGATTCTTTAACTTAGATGATTGCGGATGTGAAGCACGAAGAATCTATTTGAATGAACTATGTGGATGTAAAGAAGGAATTAAATTATATTAATATGGAAACAGCATACCAAAGAAATGAAACTTCAGTAGAAGCACATATCAAATTCTTACAAAGTATAGGAGGATTGAAAGATGTAGAGATAACCGATGAACTTAAACAAAAGATGGCAGAGGATTTAGAAAGATTTTGGAGAGATACTCCATTAGAACAAATAGCACAATTAGGATAATATGGAAAATAAATACGCACCCTTTAATGAATCAGAATTCAATCTAATGAAAGAAGAACTATCATCAATCAAAATGCATTTACCCGAACACTTAATGGGTAAGATGTGGAGTAGGTGCACACAAATAAGAGGTAACAAAGAACCACAACCTTGCAGCTGTAAATCATCAGGCGGATTATGGGTAAGATGTATTGATGAGCTGAGAAAATTTGTAAGTGATAGGATTTAATGAGTATAGAAGAAATACAAAGAGAAAACAATAGAAGGCTTGATATTCTTTATAGAGTTAAGAATGATTGGTTGATGTCCGCTTCATACAACATAACAAAGAATAGAGAGATGGCTAAGGAATTAGTTGCAGAACTCTACTCTTACATTGCCGAAAGAGGTAATCCTAATATATGGTATGGTGTAGATGATTTCAATATGATGTATCTTCATTCATTCTTACGAACACGTCACATTAATATGGTAAAGAGTAATGGTAAGGTACAAACCATTTCGGACACTTATGATGAAGTAGATGAAGAATATAATGAGGAGATGGATACCAAAGTACAGCAATGCTATGATGAAATAGTAAATGAGATACAACAACTACAAAAAACAAAGATGTGGAGTTCAGCACGATTAGCTGAATTATATTTCTTTAGTGATGATAAGATGACATTGGATAAGTTGAGTAAAGATATAGGGATAAGTAAATCAACATCCTTTCTAAATGTCAAAAAGATTAAACAACATATAAGATTAGTAAAGGTTAATCCCTTTAAACCATCGTAGAATCAATTCTAAGGTGGCAAGGTCCAACGATAAATACAAAGGTGGATGTAGTTGTTATATCTATATATATTGTTAAATACAACCAATTACAATGGCATTTCAAAAGAACGATAAAAGAATTAATAGAGCAGGTAGACCGGCTGGTGCTCTCAATAGAAGTACAGAGATGATGAAACTATCATTAGCTCGTGCTACTAATAAAGTTATGGATAATCTACCATCACTAATGGAGGAGATGATGAAGAAAGACCCAAAGGGTGCAGTAGACATCACACTTAAGATGTTAGAGTTTCATTTACCTAAACAAAGCCGAATGGAATTGAAAGCAGAAGTAGAACAAAGAATACAGCAGATATCCGTAAACATTACACAAAATCAAGTAGATGCATCTGGAAGTCAATACAACGATTAGTTATAAACATATAGAGGATTGTCCTACTAGAGTTTGTCATCTCGTAGGTGGCTCGCGTTCGGGTAAAACGTATGCAGCACTTCAATGGCTTATCGTACAGGCCCTTCAAAATAAAGAGTTGGTAACTATTGTAAGGAAAACAATACCATCCCTTAAAAGGACTGTAATGAAGGATTTCAAAGACCTTATGCAATCAATGGGTATATGGAATGAGGACGAGTTTAATATAAGTGATAGAACATATACATTCTATAATGATTCACAAATA